AGAACCTTTAATCCAAGACTCTTTAAGTTGCTTTTTAGATTGGCATAGTTTATAATAGATTGATAAATACATCTGCTGATACTCCCGTATAGTGTTAGAGTCGGTGGATGTTTCAGCATCGCGACCGACACTTTTATTTATACAAAATGGTGATTTTGACAATGTGGATAGAAAAAGAAATTTGCATTTCTGAAGTAGAATCATTACTCAATAATGGATATGATGTAGAAGTCGAATCCCCAGACGGTTATGTTCCAGTATCTCTTTTTGTTGACAAAGGAAGATGGGATGAATATCGACTTGTGTTAGAAGATGATAGAATTGTTCGCGTTAATGAAAATCATTTGTTTGAAACCAACAAGGGATGGAAGTATGCTAAGGATATCTTCCACGAACAAACCGTAGTTGGTTTTGAACCATTGCAATATCTGTGTGTAGATGGTTGGCGCACAGGAAGAATTAAATATACTGGGGTTAAAATTCCTATCGTAGATATTCAGGTAGAACACGAAAATCATCGTTATTACACCAATGGAGTTTCGTCACATAATACTGGTGTCGGTAAGTCTCTATTCATGTGTCATGTTGCTGCTGCGTCGTTAATACAGAACTACAATGTTCTATACATCACGCTTGAAATGGCAGAAGAAAAGATCGCTGAACGTATTGACGCTAATCTCCTGAACGTCACGATGGACGATCTAATGATGATGCCTAAAGACATGTACGAAAAGCGCATGAAGAAACTCCGTGAGTCTGTAAAGGGTAAGCTAATCATCAAGGAATATCCAACGGCATCAGCACACTCTGGTCACTTTCGGGCGTTGTTGAATGATCTATCACTCAAGAAGAACTTCCGTCCAGATATCATCTTTATCGACTATCTGAACATTTGTGCATCCGCACGAATCAAGGCTGGTGCTAATATCAATAGTTACACATACATCAAAGCCATCGCAGAAGAACTGCGTGGACTTGCTGTCGAGTACAAGGTACCAATCATGTCTGCGACACAGACAACCCGATCTGGTTTCAGTAATTCTGACGTTGGACTAGAGGATACGTCAGAATCCTTTGGTCTGCCTGCTACTGCGGACATGATGTTTGCTCTGATTAGCACAGAAGAACTCCAGAACCTGAATCAGATTATGGTGAAGCAGCTAAAGAACCGCTACAATGATCCGACGCTAAATAAGAGATTCACTGTAGGTATTGACAGGGCTAAGATGAAGCTATATGATCTAGAACAATCGGCACAGACAGATATTGCTGATTCTGGTCAGAACGTATCGCCCTTCAAATCTAAGGACAACAAGTCAAAGTTTAGCGGATTCAAGGTGTAGAGATGAGCGAAGATGTAAAAGACCCAACACAATACGAGAAACAAGTTGTCAATTACATAAACAACTATATCAAAAAGAATAAAGCTCCAATCAATATTGTGTTGGATGGAGTCACATATAAGATGATAGCTGGTGCAATTCAAGTAGATTCTGCTATTAAGAGGGCAGGTGGCGTTACTTCTGATCCTAAAGCTGACATTATTCTCTATGTTGACAAAAAGAAATTGTTCGACTCGAAAAATAACATATATATCTCGCACAAGAAAGCTGGCGGACCAGAAGTTTTCCAGCAGTATGGTGGAATAACTGAAAAGGCTGGGAATGAAATCTATAATCATAAGGAAGTTCAAGACTTCCTTATGAATACTGCTAAATTTGTAGACGATAAGAAAGGGTTAATTAAACCACTAATGCGAAAGGTGAAAGACAAAACCCTCATATGCAAATCGATTTTTGGTCCTGACTATACAAAAAACGGAAAGAACTTTGGCTTACAACATGTGAATTTGATCGGACAAGGCATGCCGACTCTAACACCAACAAAGAAATTGAATACATACAAATTATCTTTTAATCACATGAGTCTATCGGGCGATTTATCCAAATTCACTCAAAGATATACCCCCGTTTTCGGAGCAACTTTCAGAAGAAAGAGGGGCTTCAAATATAAGAATGTACAGTATACTGGAGTCAGAGTTGGCATCTATCCTAAAGCCCTAGTTGACACAAGAACTAACTTAACAGAAATTTAATTTATGACAATACTTGTGACTGGCGGCTGAGTAGCGCGATAGTATAAATATAGCTATTACACCCCATAGAAGAGTGGAAATATGCTATCATTCACATCGTATTTGACCGAATCTACAGAAGATACCGACAAACTAAAGCATCTAGAACATGCCGAAGATCATCCGATCAATGCTGGCGCTGCTGGATTCAATCATGCATTAAAGACTCTAACTGGCACACATAATGCTATGCGGGGCAAAAAGAGTCAGGTGCGACTGACAACTAAGTATGATGGTGCACCGTCAATCGTTTTTGGCACTCATCCAGATACAGGCAAGTTCTTTGTTGCATCCAAATCTGCATTCAATAAGAATCCTAAGATCAACTATACTCATGCAGATATTGAAAAGAACCATGGACATGCTCCAGGTCTAGTTTCAAAGCTAGGTCATGCACTAGAGCATCTGCCTAAAGTGACTCCGAAGGGACATGTCTACCAAGGTGATATGATGTATGCACCGGGTGACGTGCGCCACGATGATACTCACGTTCACTTCAAGCCAAATACAATCTCGTACTCTGCCCATAAAAACTCTGCTATGGGTAAAAAAGTTGCTCAATCCAAGATCGGTGTTGCGGTGCACACAGAATATCACGGTAAGACTGCTGCTGATATGAAGGCACACTTTGGACCAGATCTATCCAACTTCAAGAACCATAAAGATGCAAATATCATATCGACTGCGGTAGATTCATCTAAGATCGACTACAAACCAGAACATAAAGCAAAATTCAATTCTGAAATCAAGAAAGCTGTAGCACTAAACAAGGGGCATGACTACTCTCATCTAGAGGGTCATAAAGAACACGTTTCTACATATATCAATTCCACAGTCAGAAATGGAACTAAGCCGTCTGTTGAAGGACTGACTGCGCATGTCAAGATGCGTGGAGAAGCACAGAAGTCTAAGCTAAAAACTGACGCAGGAAAGGCAAAGATAGATGCTAAGACCAGTGAAGCAGTCTCTCATATCCAGAATAACTCTAAAGCATTTAGTACGACATTCAAGATCCACCAGCATCTCCAGAACGCTAAACACGCTCAGGTCAAGGCTCTGGCTGCATCTGGCGGTGATTTCGAACACCACATTGATGGAAAGAAAACTGGACCAGAAGGTCACGTTGCTCTACTTGGCAACAAACCAACTAAACTAGTCGATAGATCATCAGAAGGATTCGCTGCTGCTAACCTAAATGCAGGTGGAATCAAAGCAACAAAAAACACTAAATAACAATATAACAACTACCCACAGAGTGGTACTATGAGTCACGCTACATTTACTTTTGGTCGTTTCAATCCTCCAACAGAATCTGGACACGGAAAACTAGTTTCCGCAGTTCAATCACATGCCAAAGAGCATGGTGGTCAACACTACATTTTTCCATCACACTCCCAGGATAAGAAAAAGAATCCTCTTTCACATAGAGATAAAGTCCACGCTATGAGAAGTCTATTCCCTAGCGCGAATGTAATATCACATCAGAAGATTCGTACTGCCATCGATGCGATGAAACACATCGAAGCTGCTGGACATAAGCATGTAACGATGGTTGTAGGATCTGATCGTGTAGATGAATTCCATGGTCTATTGAACAAATACAACGGTAAAGAATACAATTTCAAGAAGATCAATGTAGTATCTGCTGGACATCGTGATCCAGACGCAGATGGTGCAGAGGGTATGTCGGCATCTAAGATGCGTGGATTAGTGTCCGCTGGTAAGCGAGATGAGTTTATCGGACACTACTCAGATAAGAAAGTCGGTGCAGATATACACGATAAGCTACACAAAGCTATGAACGAATCTAAAGCTATGTTTGTTCTAGGTGGCCCTGGTAGCGGCAAGGACTATCTAATCACAAACATATTCAGCCGATACAATCTAGTTGAAGTGCAGCTAGATCAGATTCTAAATGGATCTGCAAGAAATCTAATAGAATCCAGATCCGATCTTCTTATCAATTCAACTTCTGATATGGATAAGATCGCACTTGTAAAATCTATCCTTGAAGGATACAATTTCAATTTCACTGTAGTATCTGTCACGAACAAGGTCAGCCGCGAGCGCAATCAAGCCCGCGATAGACCAATGAATGAATCTGTACGCATTAGAAAGTGGTTAGATGCTGAACAGTCGCCAAATACTCTGGAAGATGCGTTTGTGTTCAACAACTCAATCAACATAAAAGAAGCTTCCCAGCTAGAATTGAATCGATTCAAAGTACAGATAGAGAAGTATCTCGCTTTCTTGGAATCAAATGGCTATATTATGGAAGGCGAGGAAGAAACCGAAATGTCTAAGAGTACGGTAAAACCCGCTACGCTAGAAACTAAACCTCTATCTAAGAAAAAGAAACTAGTTCCAGCTGACAATATCAATGCTCGCATCGATGGAGCAGGCGGCTATTCTCTGGGTGGTCTAACTATACCAGAAGAAAGAAAAATTCAATCATTCTCATCATTTAGAAAGGATCGATAACATGGAATCATGGCAAAAGGGCGCACCAGCCGTAAAGAAAATGACAAAGGCTGCTCAGGGAGCATACTTCAAGAAGTTCCCAGATCGTCAAGAGTGGTTCAAGAAAAATCATCCTGACATGGCACACTTTGATGTTAGCGCAAAGCAGGGATCGATCCAGAAAGTTGATAAAGCCAAGGAAGCTGCTAGAAAGGCACTTTCGCTGAAGGCTCATGGTGCCACAAGAGGTACAGCAACTGGAGGCGAAGGTGGTAATGCAGAAGTCTCACCAAGAGATACGATTGCACCTCTGTCGCGCGATCAGCACTCCGCTGTTCAGTCTGCTAAGAGAACATCAGAAGCTCCAGCTAAGGCTGCTGAGAAGCCAAAGACAACATCAGCACCTAAACCAATTGATCGTCTCGCTCTAATCAAGAAACTACATCAGAAGAGTCAGTCTGCTGCTGGTAAGCAAAAGCGAGCAGCTAAGTTCGATGTACCTACGGAAGATCCAGATGACGCTACACATGATGACTATGTAGATCAGCACTATGGTTTGCACCAATATAATGAAGATACTGAATTAGTCGATCAGATCAATGAAATTTCACACAAAAAGATTGTGAGTTACCTAAACAGGGGTGGCAAGACAAATACAGGACTTAGGAGAGCATTTGGCAAACTGTCCACTAGTAAATCGAATTATATGGATAAGTATGCTAAAGTGAAGGCTAAGACTCCTAAAACAAATGAAGAAGTACAGATCGATGAAATCTCTGATAAGACTGCATATTCATATCTCGACAAAGTTACTCACGACGTAAATAAGAACGAAGCCGACCCAACAAAGCGTTCAGCTTCGAAGAGAAATAAAGCGATCAATTGGTACGGCAAGGTACATGATAGAGTATCGAATGCAATCAAAACTGGTAAATTAAAGAAAGAAGAAGTACAGGTGAACGAAATGGACAATAAAGAAGTCAAGCAGGTTGATGAAGGAATAGTAGACGACATGCTAGACAACTATATCGAAGATAAGATAGCAAAACATCACGCAAACAAGCATAACCAAGAAATCAATGCTGCTTATGCCGATTCTGTTGAAGTTACTAAGAAAATAAAGCCTTTAGATAAAAAGATTGCGCAAATAAAGAAGAGAGTTTCTTACCAAGATAAAACTCACAAAAATTATGCAAAAACTAGAGCAGATCTAGATGATGCATCTGCGGCAAGGCAGCCACTAAGTGCCGAACGTTTGAAGCATTACGATAAAATTCGTGATGTACAAAACAAAAGAGATTCGAATACTAAATCTGATGTTGACACTTATCACAAATATGGTCTAGTTGGCTTAGGCGTGAAAAAACTCAAGCAAAGACTGACGAAAGAAGCAATTACACATCGTGCTGATGAAGTATCAGAGAATGTAGATAAGGGTGAAGAAGGAAAGTGGATCAGCCATCTTATATCCAAGAAGCTAAACCAAAAGAAAGTGGAATTGAAGAAGAAGCAATTTTCTGGCGGCATGAGTGGATATACAGATTACACTTCACATGCTACTCGCAAAAGAGCAATCGGGGAGTCTACAAAAGCATCGAATGAAGCGGTTGATAACATCGCAAGAACTCCAGCTGAGTGGGACGCTATGCCTAAGCCAAAGACTAAGAAGGTTGGTGGCAGAACTTCGTTGAAGAATGTTAATATGAGTAATGATGATCTTCTCGACAGAATTCGCAAGAACTCTTTGAAGTGGAAGTATACTAAGGAAGAAGTCGAACACACAGACGCATCTAAAGAACTAGTTCTTCATGCAGATAACAACAGGCATCTACACAGAAGTTCGTACACACCAATCATGGCAAATCTACAAAAGAAGGTAGATAAGGGCACATACGATCACTCCAAGGCAAAGGCTCTATGGAAGTATCACGCTGATCGCGCTGCACATTCATACGCAAAAGAGCATGGTGATGGTACTCCATGGCACAAGATGTTTAGTGTAGCAGATCGCAACCGTGCAGCTAATCACTTTGCAGATGTAGCTAAGGATCATCTAGGTCTAAACGAGTCATACACTGGTATGCAGAAAGAAGAAGTTGAGCAGATCGATGAATTATCAAAGGATAAATTAGCTTGGTATTTGAAGAAGTCTGTAAAGAATATGGACAAAAAAGGCGATAACATGGTGAAGAGAGATAAGAAATTTTCACCAGGAATGAACCCTCTAAGTAGAAAAATTGGCGGTATAGTGAGCAGGCAAAATAGCATTGCAACAGCATCCAAGAAATACTTGGCAAAAGAAGATGTTGAACAGATTGATGAACTAAAGTCTACTACTCTAGCAAGCTATATCAAGAAAGCATCACATGATGTCGCACATAAGGGTGCAGCAACCATGAAGTTCTCGTCTGATGCGAGAGCAGCATTTAAGGATCAAGACTTTAGAACAGAAAGACAGAAGAGAGCAATGTCTGATGCAACTTTCGAAAAGAGTTGGAAACGTCGTAAGTTTATTGCTAAAGCTGCTGATAAACTAGTAGCTAGAACTAATGAAGAAGTTGAGCAGATCGATGAACTAAAGAAATCAACTCTTATCAACTATATTAAGAAGGCTTCGGACGAAAAAACATCTGCAATATCAACTGGCGCAAGAGAAATTGATAAAGGTATTCACGGCGATCCTAGTGTAATTGGCAGGGCTATGCGGAAAGTTGGCAAGAGAACTCTCGGAGTAAATGCAGCACTAAAGAATCTTGCCAAAGAAGAAACTTCTTACATTGAAGAACGTCTATCT